TTTACCGTACACTCGTGAGAAACGAGCTACACTACCTAAGGGTGGTAACGATTCACCCCTCAGTACCCCGTTAACAGCCATGTTCACGAACCCATTCATAACTGGTTGAGAGGAATCTTTCGATTTGTTCGGACGCCCTAACTCTCGTTGGATGAAGTCATTACCTGCGCCTCCTGCAAGTGCGATGACTTCTGAAGGGGGGAGATTAGCGCCGAGGGAGTATTTGTCACCCTTCTTGACAAATCCCACTAGGGTCTCAAACCAAGGTGAAAAGGCAGTGTTCTCAAGCTGACTCAATGCGCGTATGATGTCTACCCATGAGTTCCATTCACTAGGAGAATACATCATGCGCTCATATGACATGATGCTTCCCAGTGTCCGGAACACTGAAGCTATCCCTCCTAGGTACCCGTGAAGGTGTATTCGCTGAAGGAAAGCTAAAGCTTTTCGTGTATACATCTGCTTATCAGGATGTGCCTCTAGCCCAAAGGAAGCTGCAACCTCGTGAATCGCCTCGGGGTCAGCGCCGATGGCGTCGAGAAAGAAGTCATCGCCTTGTACCGCACAATTGATAATCTTATAAGCTCCGATCTCCTCCCCGTAAAACATTACGAGTAAGTTGACTAAGGAGTCCACTAGATTTGTGCCTCCAGACCCTGACTTCATGGATGATGGTTGTTCATCCCAAATTCTATTTGGGGTGATAAGAGTAACTTTGTTAGCCATGGACTGCGCTAAAGCTTTGCCAAGCTTCTCACCCTTATATAACCATTTTCCTATAACACCTCCAGCCAATTCGATGAGCGCTGGACTTAGTGTCGAATCGTAGGCAGAGTAATCCCCGCCTATCACGATGCGATTGGCTGATTCAGCCACACGTAGCGCGAGCTGACAATCCTTATCTATCTCAGGAAGATCTAGTTGAGCGACGAAGGGTCGTACGCCCCCCGGCATCTTCGCCTCACGCAGCTTCTCAATGAGTTGCGGGGTGAAAGTCTTCCAAATGACAGGTTCCGCTTTCTCCAATGCTATGACGAGCCGTTTCCTCTTCTTCACATCGGACTTTTGCGCTAGACGTTTCGCAGCTATTGCATTCCAGGATACGGTATTGCCCTGTAATAGTGCTTCCTGGGCGCGCTGAGCACGCTCAACGATGTACTCAAACGCCGCCAGAGACTCCGCTTGTTTATCCGCCCTAGTACTCCCATTAGGCTTCCAAGGATTAATATAGTAAGGCGGTCCGGAGTTGGTATGCGTGTCCATACCAGGTTGATCCACGGCGTGGGGGTTGACTCTTTCCCTATTTACCACGCTACGAATGGATTCCATCCTGATTGAGTTAGTTGGTACTAAAGCGACCAGCCGGTCGATCGCGCGCTCTAGCGCCCGTTGATTGAGGTTACTAAGACCAGGCTTATCTTTGTAAACCTCTGCCACTTTCTGTGGACCATCCTCACCCCAGGGTAGAAATACACTTTGGGGTCCAATATTCTTTAATTGGCCGACTTCAGTATCAAGTAATAATTCACGAAATTGGGCACTTAAGCCTACTTCCTGTTTATTGATCTGTTGCCAGAAGGATGCAACTAACTCTTCTCTCGGGATCCAAGTTCTGGTATTCCCTGTTCTCTTTGACCAGAATGGCGACCTTAGATCCTGAGTGCTGCCTGCGGCCTCTCTCGTTAGCCAGCTCCTTAACCGGGTAAACGATGATTCGGATGCAATCAAACCGCGCCGATTCGCGTCGTAGAGCACCCTCCGCAGGGCTTTATACGCCTCTCGAGATAAAGTAACTTTCGCCCGAGCTCGGGACTTTGCTGGTCGATTCGGTTTGGCCCCAGCTTCACTTGCCATATTCCATACCTCCTAATTACGGAAGTACACTCCTTAATCCAAC